AAAACGATCCACCGGCAGGAGAAGCGGCGCACAGCGCTACTATTCGGGCAATGATGCCCGGTGGAGCGCCGAATCGCAGTCTTCGAAAATCGGGCGTGAAAGCTGATGGCGTATAAGGCGATTCTTGAGGAAGTGATTCCGCGGTTGTGGGTAGGCGACGAAGAGGCAGTGCCCGAGGCTAATCGCCGGGGGTATTCGGTCCTCGCCGCTTGTAAGGACGGGTCGACGGATTGCCATCGAGCCGTTCTGGGCTATACGTCGCACGGCGCTCCGAAGGACAAAAATTACTACTTCGTGCAAAAAGATAAGAGCCACATGGCTTTGAATCTCATTGACACGGAGGACGCGGCGTTCATCCCCGACACGGTTGTCAACGCGGGGCTGGACTTCCTGCGAGAGCAGTACGCCGCGGGCAAGAAAGTCTTTTCGCACTGCATCGCGGGGCATAGCCGGGGCCCGACGATGGCGATGATGTTTATGCGGGCGATTGGCGAATTGCCGCACGGGTTCGCGACGAGCGAGAAAGTATTTCGTACACTCTACCCACAGTATAGTCCGAACACGGGCATGAGGCAGTACGCACGGGAGCGGTGGGCAGGATTGCCGACATTCTTCCCGAAAGGAAAATAACATGGCTACTATTTACGACGGGCTTAAAGATAAGGCAACAGGCCACAAGAAGGCGATCAAGAGCATGACCCATAGCAAGACGCACAATGGGAAACATGTAATTACGCACAAGCACCACGAGCCGCATGACAGTTCTGCTCATGACACGACCCACATGTTTAACGACATGGGCGAAGTCCACGATCACATGGAAGCACACGCGGGCACACCGAATTCTGGCGAAGGCGCTCCCGACGCGAACACTCCGCAGTTGACGGCGAGTCCCGCTCCTGCACCAGCAGCAGCGGCTGGCGCACCGCCCGTAGCAGGCATGTAAGGTTTTTGAAGGATTTCCAATGGCAGATAATCAAGGGGACGAAGGCACGGGGCAGGGTTTAGCCGAACGTGCAAGACAGAATGCGGAGGCGAATGCGTATGTAACACAGCGCGACCACCCGTCTACGCCGACTGAGCCGAAGTCAAACCCATATGCTTCAACACCGCAGGATAAAGTCACGAATCAGCGGCCCGCGCCGAAAGGCGAAAAGGCGACGTACAAGCAAGCGTCGGACATTTTGAAGAAGAGTTTGAAGTTGTATGACAAGGGCGGAAAAGTAAACGTAAATGACGGGAAGCACGAAGTCGCTATTCTGAAAGACGGTGAGCGCGTGCTGACTGAGAAGCAGAATCAAGATTGGGAGCATGCGAAGAACCTCGGCGGCGTAGATGGAAAAGCACCGACTACCCTCCCGATTGGCGGCAAAACAATGCGGGATTCGAATGATGTCACCCCCGATATGACGCCGAAGAAAGTTTATGACAAAGGAGGCGTTGTGGGTGAACACAGTTCAGAGGAGAAGGCTCACTTCCATAGGGCAATGAGCCATTTGCACGGCGGCGCGTTGCATCGCCATTTGGGCATTCCCGAGGGACAACCGATTCCGATGGCGAAGAAGCAGGAAGCTGCGAATAGCGACAACCCGCATGTAGCGGCAATGGGCAGAATGGCTGTCGCGATGCACGGTTGGAAGCATAAGGCAAAATAGTTCCATAATGGAACGATATCGACGGAGGAGAAGTGGACGCAAACGGACTTGTTGCATGGTTTGCAGAACACCGCGTGCAGGACAAGAATTACCAGTGCCGTGCGGACGTGATGGATGACGCTGCGTATTTGGAAGCGGCGATCAAGAGTTGGGATAGACAGACGGAAGAACGGCAGCAGAAAATCCTTAGCATCATTAACAAATTCGCGCCCACGCTCAAACTGAAGGAAGTACAACTTTACCGATACATGGCGCAGACGAATCTGTTCGCGCTTTGTAAACTTCTGGAGAAGTACCCTGACATGAGTCGTCAGGAGTACATCTGGACCGACGGGCAAGTCCATAACACTCACGAAGAAATCTGTAATGACTTCTTCGTCCGCAAAGACCCGACATACAAGACTTTCAAGCAGTTCGCCGCTAAAGAGAACTACGTTGGTGAGAAAGAGCGGCTGCTGCTCGTACCCCGAGGCGGATTCAAATCGTCAATGAACATGGCGGATTGTGTTCAGTGGATCATTTCTTTCCCTGAAATAACGATCCTCGTGTTGACTGGCGTTCTCCCCCTTGCTAACGATTTTGTTGGTGAAATCAAGGGACATTTTACGCTCGAAGAGGGCGGCGCATGTCCCGGCGCGTACTATCCGAAGAAAAGCCTCCAACCGAGGCAATGTCCCGATGGTACTCGCTCGATGTTCCAAGTTCTTTTTCCTGAGCACTGCATACCAGCAGATGACGGGAAGAATGCTGAATACCAAACCCCCGCCGTTTCAATGACGGAGAAGGAGTGTACGGTATTTGCAGCGTCTATTGAGCAGAATCTGGCTGGATGGCACGTTTGCATTATGAAACTGGATGACGTCGTGACCGAAGAGAATTCGGGCACCGTCGACCGGATGATTGCCATCAACAAAAAAGTTAGCATTGACAAGGCGATGTTGCACCCGTTCGGATTCTTTGACAAGATCGGAACGTGGTACGACGGCGAAGATACCTACGGGCAGGACATCAAGAATAGAGACAAAGCGATATCCGCGGGCGATGAGTTCCGTATGAAGATTTACATCCGTGCCGCGTGGTGGGCGACGGAGGAAGCGAAGAAGCTCGGCAAGATCGAAGATGAGATGCTGGAGACCGATTATAACTATTGGTTCAGCGTCCCCGGCAATGAGCACTCGTTAACGTACAAGTTCCTGCGATACACGAGAAAGACCGACCCGTGGTTCGCAATCAAATACCTGAACGACCCGACGCAAATGCACGTCATCAAGTTCCCTCGGGAACTTCTTGTACGGCGTACCGTCCCCGTGCAGCAATTGCCTGATGGTGGTATGCGGGTGATGTGCGTAGACACGGCGTACTCGACGAAGTCGTGGGCGGATTACACCGTCATAATCACGGCGCTCATAGTAGGCGGGCGATTTTATATTCTGGACATGAAGCGCGGGAAGTACAACGAGTATGAACTCCCGGCGATGATAGCCACGGCGGCGCACCAGTGGAACCCGAAGACGATTTGCATTGAAGAGTCCGTCGGGGTCAAATGGATGGGGCGCGAGGCGTATCGCGAAATGGCGAAACTCGGGATCAAGGTTCCGATACGGTTTGTCACCCTCGGGCAGGGGAATAAGTCAAAGTCGAAGTCTGAGAAGGCGGGACCAGTCCTGCGGTATCTGGGCGACAACAGAATGGTCTTCCTATATTCAATGCCGGGTAAGGAAGAACTTTACGACGAACTTTCGAAGTTCGGAACGGCGGCGTCTACACATGATGACATCGTAGACGCTCTGGCGATTTTGGTCAACCAGTTTGCTGCGTATGCGGACAATTCCGCACATATCGATTCGCTCGGGCCGATGGATTTGATGAATACGGGCGAGCGGGCGATGCACGACAGGATATTCGGTGGAACGCCGTATCAAATGGAAGAGTTAAAACAAGAACACGCAAACGCCTTGAAGGGCGAATATCCCGACCCGCAAGACGGCGAGGCAACGTGCGGCGCGGGGCTAGGGACGTGGTCTGACCCATTTGAAGATGCAGGATTGTATCAATAGGAGAGGGTAAATGGAATTACTAGATGACGCCGCTATAGTAGCGGACGGCAATCCGGGCGCACCTCTACCTGTTCAGGCTTTTGGGAAAGATGGTGATTTACCTATTGACCTCGAATTGTCTCTTGTCGTGCAGTCTGCACAGATGGCGAAAAACTTCATCGGTAATCGCCAGTGGACACTTCTTTATCGCGACGCAGACCTCCTTTTTCAATCGCCACGACCGATGGAAGTGTACGAAAATACATACGTTCTCGCTCCCAACGTCCAGCGGTTCACAGTCGCTAAAGTTTGCAACGCGGTTGTGCCGCAATTATACAAGGGTTTGTTTTACGCCGATCCACCAATGCTGCTACGCCCTCGCCCGGGCACGAGCCAGAAAGTAATTGATGCGAAGACGGCGCTATTCTCGTTCATTCTAGACGACTGCAAGTTCAAGAACCATGTGAAATGGGGCCTTGAGACTATGGCGTTGTTTGGCACAGGCATATTCAAGTGGGGATATGACTGGAAGACGATTGAGACGTTCAAGCGCGAAGCGACTGTTCGGCATATTGACACACCGAATCCTGACGGCTCTTCGACACGAACGGCTGTACCGACGGATGAACCGCCCAAGATTACGCGCACTGAGAAAATCGTGCCGCTGCCGTTCTTTGAGCACCGTCGTCCTGACTTAGTTTTAGTAGACCCCGCACTCGCGTGCTCCGACATCCGAGAAGCGGGCTGGGTCGTAGACGTCCGCTTTATGGACTGGTATCAGTTCAACGATTTGAAGAAAGCGATTGTCGGCGCTCAAGAAGAC